GCTGATGGTGGACAACCCGCCAGAGTCTTTAGAAGTAGTGATGGGCGTAACTTTGGATTAAGCCCCATACCTGACAAAGTATATCGTATTCACTTTTTTGCTTTTAATCAGCCGACTGAATTATCAACCTATAGTGATGCCCTTGTTTTTCCAGACATATACAGAACAGTATTGCTTTCTAGAGCACGTTATTATATTCATCAGTTTAAAGAAAATATTCAACCTGCGGCTTTAGCATTAGATGAATATCGTCGTGGTTTAAAACTTATGAAGAATGCTTTAATGATACCTACACCTGATTATATTAAAGATGATCGCATGAGGTTTGTTTAATGTCTCAAGCATTTGGATTTCCAGCTAAGGGTGGTTTAAACACAAACTTAAACTCGCTAGAGCTTTTAGGCAATCCCGGCTTTGCTACACGATTAGAAAACTTTGAAGTAGACCCAGACGGTGGCTATCGCCGTATTAATGGCTTTACAGATTTTGGGGGCGGTTCAGCCGCACGGCCTAATTCTACTAATAGAGTTCTAGGAACTTTTGCATACGCTGATGGTGTTATTGTTTGTTCAGGAACTGACATATTTTTTAGTAATGACGGTGCTACATGGTTACAAATAAATCGTAGTTCTGTAGCAGGCGGTGGTGATAACTATACAGCCTTTACAGGACGTTCTGCACTAACACGTACAAACCAAGGTCAATGTCAGTTTGCAATGCTTGAAGGAGCAACCTTTAATTATGGTGAAGTTTTTATTGCTGATGGCGCAAACAAAATTTATTCGTTTCGTATGGAAGGTACAGGAGCATTAAACACCCGTACTTTTTTTGCTTTTGAAATTACAGTTGATGGTTCAAACGGTGTTAAATATATTACAATGCACGATCATCACCTAATTGCGGCAGGCGTAGGAGATAATTTAAATACAGTTTATTTTAGTGTCTATAATGACGCTGATAATTTTTCCGGTGCTGGAGCAGGTGCTGTAACTATATCAGATCAAATTCAAGGTATAAGGGGGTTTAGAGAAAATCTTATTGTTTTTGCAAAAAATAGTATTCATAAACTTGTAGAAATTAATACTCCTGCAAATACACGCATAGATCCTATTACAGAAAACGTAGGTTGTCTTAGCGGGTATAGTATTCAGGAAATAGGAGGTGATCTAGTCTTTCTAGCGCCTGATGGTATTCGTACCATTGCGGCAACAGCGCGTATTGGTGATACAGAGTTAAGCTCTATATCAAGACAAATACAAAGTATTATTATAAATATAGCTGGTAGCATAACAGACTATGTAATTGATAGTTGTGTTATTAGAGAAAAATCTCAGTATAGGCTTTTTTATTCTGGGGCTAATGCAACAATTGCAAATACTCGTGGGGTTATTGGAACTTTTACAGGCCAAGGATTTGAATGGTCTGAGACACAGGGTATACAGGCTTTTGGTTTAAGCTCAACAATCGATTTTAATGGTCTTGAAAAAGTTTATCACGGAGATAAAGACGGGTATATTTATAATCATAATACAGGTACTTCATTTATTTCTGATGGGGCTACTCAAAATATTATAGCAGTTTATGAAACAGGCGATTTAGATTTTGGTGATATTGGAACAAGAAAAACTTTAAAATATGTTCGTACTTCTTTTTCTCCTGAAGGTGAAATAACACCTACTTTAAGAATTAGATACGACTACAAGTCTACTGATGTTCAGCAACCATCAGACACTGTAATTACTGGAATACCGCTTCCTGCTATTTTTGGAACCTCTACATTTGGCACAGCGACTTTTGGAGGCACTAATGATCCGATGGTGCGTTCGACTATAGAGGGAAGTGGTAATACAATTAGCTTTAGAATTAGAACAGAAGATAAAAACTTTCCGTTTGCGGTTAATGGTTTTTATATAGATTATATGCCATCAGGTAGGAGATAATAATGGCTCAAACTTATACACGACAAAGTACATTTGCAGATGGCGATACAATCACAGCTTCGTTGTTTAATGATGAATATAATCAGTTAGTAAATGTTTTTGCATACTCTAGTACTGATGCAAGCTCTACTGGACATCGACACGATGGTACAGCCGCGCAGGGCGGTAATATCCCAAAAATTGGTGATTTAGATTTTTTAAATAAAATTGAAGTAGACAGCACTAATAACCGTTGGGGTTTTTATGTAGAAGTTTCTAGTGCCGCAGTAGAACAGGTTCGCATTCAAGATGGTGCAATTGTTCCTGTAACTGATAATGATATTGATCTTGGTACTAGTTCTTTAGAGTTTAAAGATCTTTACATTGATGGTACTGCTAACATTGATACTTTGAGTGTGGATACGTCTGCAACTATTGCAGGGTTAACAGTCAGTGGTACATCAACACTTCAAGGTGATATTTATCTTGGTAATGCTTCCGCAGACACTATTTTTGTACCGGGGCTTTTCCAAGCTAATCTTATTCCAGAAAATGATAGTCTTTGGAATCTTGGTAGCACTTCACTGTACTGGGCAAATGCCTACATTGATGCTATTACGACTACAGGTAATGTAACTGTTGGCGGCAATTTAACCGTAACCGGAACAACTACTTTTAATGGTGGCACAATCACAATGGGTGATGCCGCTAGTGACAATGTTGTATTTGGAGCAGACGTAAACTCTAATATTATTCCTAATACTGATAATACTTATGATCTTGGTAGCTCTAGTCAAGAATGGAAAGATATCTATATTGATGGCACAGCCTATCTAGACGCTATTAACTTTAATGGTACAGCGATTACTGCTACTGCCGCAGAATTGAATATTGTAGACGGTGATACAACTGCTACATCTACAACGCTTGCAGATGCTGATCGTGTTGTAGTCAACGATGCAGGCACAATGGTTCAGGTAGCCCTTACAGACTTTGAAACTTATTTTGAGTCTGCGTTAGATACTCTTTCAAACGTAACAACTGTTGGAGCCTTAAATGCTGGTTCTATTACTTCAGGGTTTGGTGCTATTGATAATGGCTCATCAGCTATTACAACAACAGGAACTGTAACCTACGGTAGCCTGTCTGACGGCACAATAACCATTACGGCCTTTGCAGATGAAGATGATATGTCTTCTGACAGCGCAACGCTTGTGCCGACACAACAGTCTGTTAAGGCTTATGTAGACGCTCAAGTAACCGCACAAGACTTAGACTTTCAAGGTGACTCTGGCGGTGCGTTGAGTATTGACCTTGACTCAGAAACTATGACGTTTACTGGCGGTACTGGTATTGATACGTCGGGTTCTGGTAATGCTGTTACGTTTGCGATTGATTCGACTGTAGCAACGCTTACAGGAACACAAACGCTTACCAACAAAACTCTTACTTCCCCCGATGTAAACACTCCTGACATTGATGGTGGCACTATTGATGGCACTGTTATTGGAGGCTCTACAGCCGCCGCAGGTACGTTTACTACGTTTACCTCCACAGGCATTGACGATAACGCTACGTCTACGGCTATCACTATTGACTCAAGCGAGAATACGACTTTCGCAGGAACCATTACCTCTGGCGACATAACTATTTCAGAAGGCACTCCGTTTCTTCGGATTCAAGATACTGACGGGACTAACCAGTACACACAAATTAATAACCTCAATGGTACTTGTTATTTTGGAGCTAGAAATGACACCGCTGATGGCGGCATTATAGTAGGTGGTTATGGCGGCAACTCATTTACTGAGTTTGCTAGGTGGTCAGCGGCTGGCGATTTAACTCAAAAAAACAACCTGATTGTACAAGGGGCGTTTACATCGTTAGGCATCGACGATAACGCCACAAGCACTGCGATTACGATTGATGCGTCAGAGAATGTTGGTATTGGCGAGTCGAGTCCTGCAAGACGTCTACACGTTAATAGCGGATCGACGGAAGTAACGTCTATATTTCAATCTACTGGCGCAAGCTCATACCTTGATTTTGCGAACAGCACTACAGCGCAGGGGCGCTCACGCATAGGCGCAGAAGGCACTGACACGCTTGTGTTCAAGACTGAAGGCACAGAGCGTATGCGTATTGACGCCAGCGGCAATGTTGGTATTGGTTCAACTTCAAACCATGCTGGCGCAAAAGTTGTCATCAATGACACCCCGCCAACGGCTTTTGGCAGTCCAATGTTTCAAGTTGGGCAAGAGACGTTTACATCAAGCGGCATTTATTCTATTGGTTTTGGCTTTACAAATGGAACTTATACAGAGCCGCCCGCAGAGATTGCCGCAGTTTCTACGTCATCGTCTGGCGGTACTACAGCAGATATTGTTTTCGGTACAAGAAGCGTAACAACAAATACCGCTGTTACAGAACGAATGCGTATTAGAGACAATGGACAGCTTTTGCTAGGCGGTACAGTTAATAGCCCTGTAAACGTCCGTGTGGTTGTTTTTGGTACAGGCAATGCTACCGGCGTTTATAACACTGGTCATACCGGCATCCACATTAATAATAATGCGGCAACGGCAGGGTTGGGTAACTACGGCGCTGGTCTTTCGTTTGGTAGATTTGGCGGTAGTAGTGATGACAATTCAGCAATGATTGTGCCTGTTCAAACGACAAGTGATGAAGATCACATGGGCATCTCGTTTTTTACGCACAATACAAACACAAGGGGGAATCCTCTTGGCGAAGTTATGCGAATTAATAGCACTGGACAGCTTACCGTCGCAGGCACAACAAGTGGATTTGACACAACAGCGGCAGTAAACGGGCTACAGGCTCACTACGAAACTGATACGGGTGAGGCAACACTTGGCTCTTATTCGTCTGGCGGTAGTACGTTTATGACGTTTCACACCAACTCTGGTGGTGGTGCTAGTGCAGAAGCTATGCGCCTAGACTCCAGCGGCAATGTGCTGGTTGGTTGTACTTCATTTGGCTCTGTCAGCACCGAAGGCTGTCAGCTTGGGAACAGTGGTACAGCAATTTTTTCTAATGATAGCGACATTCCTCTTTATTTAAATAGAACCACATCGGGCGTTACCACGAGTCAAGTTGTAGTTTCGTTTTTTAGAAATGATGTGCAGTCTGGCACTATTGGTGTGTCA